TGGCGCTGAAGATCATGGATAAAAAGGCAGAACGCAGGAGGAAAAGCAATGCCGCGTTATAACGTTCAGCGTCCGTCAGACGGCAAATGGGCCTGCTATTCTTCTATTGTTGAAGACTACATTACAGACTTCATGCCGGAGGATGAATATCAGGAATGGCGTGAAATCGAGTATGGAAAACAGGCCGGTCCGATGCGGGAGGCAAACCAAATGAAATATGAGGATGCTGAATATAAACGCTTTCTGAATAAAGAGGATGGTGTGAAAAATGAAAATCAAGATGCTTGATTGGCCCTCCGATCATGATTGGATGGAAGTGAAGCGCCGAGCATTGGTCACAGTGGGGAAAGAAGCAATCAGCCCTCCCGATCAGCGCTGGAAGGAAAAAATCCTGATTGCCAGGCACAGCCCCATCCGCTATATGCAGTTCTCCTTCCTGATCGAGGATATTCCCTACTGGGTAAGCGTCCACCTTTGCCGTCACGTTCATGCGCAGCCCTATGTGAAAAGCCAGCGGAATGACCGCCAGGATGAATATGACCGCAATGCGGCCCGGCAGGATGCCCCCGTCAATATGATTTGGGACATGAATGCGGAGGAACTGATCACTGTGGTGCAGAAGCGCCTGTGTGGAAAAGCGGCTGCCGAAACGCGGGCCGTTGCGGAAGAAATCAGGGATTTGGTGGTGATGGCCTGCCCGGAGTTTAAGTCTGTGCTGGTTCAGCCCTGCGTTTACAGCGGTGTATGCCATGAAATGACGCCGTGCGATCTGTACAGGAGTGATGGACCGTGAGAAGAGAAGTTACAGACGGCGGGATTCATTGTCCGAACTGTGATAGCACTTTCAGCAGAGTTATCAACACCGAATTGGCGAAAGAAGCCATCAAACGGCGCAGGGAATGCCTGGAATGCGGTGTCAGATGGAATACCTATGAATGCATGGAGCATCGGGATCAGGCGCTGGAGCAGGAAAAGAGGAATCTTATTTGCGCACAGGTAGACGCGAAAACCGCGATTCAAAACGCAATTGAAAAATTACAGCAGATCAAGATTTGAAAGGAGAAAACAGTATGCCTTCCATCATGAACATCGATATGCAGTCCGATACCTTCGGAGACCTGAAAAGGGATATGGGAATCGGCATCAACGCCCTGCTTCGGAATATGCAGGAATATGGGGCCGATGAAGCATCCATGACCGTGAAGCTGACCATCCTGCTCAGCGATTACTCCGTCGAAAAGAATGGGCAAAGCAGGCCTGCCACGGTGCCGGTATTCAAGCACAAGGTTTCCTATACCGTCCAAGCCAAGAATGAAATTGAAGGAAAGCTGTATGGCGATTTTGCGCTGGAATCCAACGGCAACGGAATGTATCAGCTGGTGCCCATGTCCGAGCAATTACGCATGACGTAAGAACAGGCTGTATTCATGGCGCGTTTTGTGTTATAATATCAACAGTTTCTTTTGTTTTTCCGCATTTTCCGCACGTCAGGCAAGGAGGGAAAGCCAGGTGAAAGTATACGAACTGCAGCAGTTGGTATATTTGGAGAAGCTCATCCAATGCGAACAGGAACGTTTGGATGATTTATATGAGCAGGCCGGACTTCATTCGCCTGGTTTTTCCGATATGCCCAAAGCGCCTGGCGTCCGTGACAAGGTTGGTGAACTGGTGCCGAAGATTGTGGATCAGGACGCGGAGATTAAAGCAAATATCCGAAAATACACCGATACAAGGGAAAGAATCCTCCGCTTCATCAACCGTATTCAAAACCCAAGAGTGAAGCTGATTGTCATTAAGCGTTTTATCAATCAGCAATCATGGCAGGATATTGCGGGTGAACTTGGCGGCAAGGAAACGGAATATACGGTAAAGCAATGCGTGTACCGTTACCTGGAAACTGCGAATTGAATAATCTTCTCCCGCTTCCGAAAGGAGGCGGGCTTTTTTATTTCTTATAAGTAATAAATCAATAATTCGCGTTAATTCGCGTTTTATTCGCGCGCGAAATGTTCCGAATGTCTCAAATGTCTCAAATGTCTCGAATGTCTCATTTGTTGCAAATGTCTCAAATGTCTCATATGTATCGTCAACCTATGTTATAGTGCATGCTGTGAATTGATCTTAATCACGCAACAGGGCGGTTTCCTCCAAAAGAGGAGCCGCCTATTCTTATGCCAGGAAAGGGGAGAATAAAGATTCTGCGCAGCGTTTACTCCTTGCGCTGTGACGAAAACGGCATCCGGCTGCGGCCCGCCACCGTTCACCGGAACAAAGGAGGACAGTTTGATAAACATCAATTCTTATTCGCTCAGGCGAAACGGAACGGGCGGTAGGCTGCGGCCCGCCACCGTGAGCAATGCTGCTTCTGTATGCGGCAGCCAGGCCCTGCGTCCCGGAAGGGAGGCTGCGGCATGAAGATCGTGCAGAAGAAACTTTCTGAAATTCATAAGATCGAGCGGAACGTCAGAAAGCACAGCCCAGAACAAATAGCCGAGTACACCCGTAGCGTGATTATGTTCGGCCAGCTGAAGCCTATCATCATCGATGAGCAGGGCGCGATACTGGCGGGCAATGGTCTGTACGACGCGCTGATCGGCGCTGGGGAAGATACAGCTGATTGCCTGGTGAAAACAGGGCTGTCGGAAAAGCAGAAGAAAAAGCTGATGATTGCCGACAACAGGCTGTATGAACTGGGATCCAATGACATGGACGCCCTGAATGATATTCTCCGCGAAATCGACGATACCGATATTCCCGGATGGGATGAGGATTTCCTGGAGCAATTCTACAATTCCGATGATGGAGATGATCTGCTGGAGGATTATACAGAGGAATGGACGCACAGCGCCCGAAGGGATGAGCGGCCCGCGCCATCCAATGACGCACCCAGGCCCCCGGTTGTATATCCTCCCGTTATGGATAATCCCCCGGAAGACCCCCCTCTACAACCCAAGGCTGTACGTGGTCAGATATACAGCCTCGGTAGACATAGACTTATGTGCGGTGACAGCACCAGCGGCGCAGACGTGGCCCGGCTGATGGGAAACCGGCTGGCTGACCTGTTACTCACAGACCCTCCGTATAATGTGGATTATACAGGAGCGACCAAGGACGCGCTCAAGATCATGAATGACAATATGGAAGATGGCGCTTTCCGGCGATTCCTCACGGATGCCTTTACATCTGCCAATGCCGTCATGAATCCCGGCGCTGCATTCTACATCTGGCACGCTGACAGTCACGGATTTGATGTTCGTGGGGCTTGCAGGGACAGCGGGTGGAATGTTCGGCAATGCCTGATATGGAATAAAAACGCGCTTGTCCTGGGCAGGCAGGATTATCAATGGAAGCATGAGCCGTGCCTTTATGGTTGGAAGGACGGAGCGCCTCACCTGTGGACGTCTGACCGCAGGCAAACCACGGTGATGGACTTTGATAAGCCTCAGCGCTCCGATATCCATCCGACGATGAAGCCTGTGGCGCTGTTTGATTACCTGATCCAAAACAGCACGGAGCAGGGCGGCGCTGTCCTGGATTTGTTCGGCGGCAGCGGAACGACCATTATAGCCTGCGAACAAAATGGCCGCGATGCTTTTGTGATGGAGCTGGATCCACGGTATGTGGATGTGATTATCGCCCGGTGGGAGAAATTGACCGGCGAAAAGGCTGTCCTGGTAGAGCCTGGCTGATAATCACATTATTCTATACACCGTTGTTCCTGGCGTGACCGCTGACAGGCTTTTGGCGTGCTGGGTGAAGGCAAGCCTGGCTTTCCCAAAAGCCTGTCAGAATGGCTATTTTGGGGGCTGCTGAAAAAATCGGCGCGGCGAAAAAGGTACTGTCCGTGCTCGGCCCGAGGCCCGCGCCTTCTGCGACCCCAAATCTCGCGCACTCTGAAAGTGAAAAAATGCCCATTTCGTTACGTTTTTTGTACAGAAGACGTCAAAAATGCCATTTTAATCACAGAAATGCCCGTTTTGATAACACTTTTCACAGCAAGTTCAAGTTTTGGAGGTGAAACGAGTGAGCGAAGAGCTGAGGGCGGTTGTCACAGACGAAACCACGGTCTCAACGACGCAGCTTGCTATGATTCTCGGCGTGACCGCGAGGCGTGTTCAGCAGCTAACCCAGGATGGAACGCTTCTGACGGAAACCCGCGGGCGTTTTCTTCTTGCGGATAATGTCCAGCGGTATATCACTTTTATTACCGGCAATCAGATGTCCGAGGAAGAAAGAAAGATCGAAATCCAAAGGCGAAAATCGGAAGCGAAGCTGAAGACCTCCAAGGCTATAGTCGCCCACATGGAAGCCGAGGAACTTATCGGCAATATGCATCGTTCTGAGGATGTGGCTGCCATTACTGAAGACATGGTGAAAACGATCAGGGCAATGCTGACAGCGCTTCCCGGGCGGCTTGCCGTTCCGGTTTCAAAAGCGGAATCGGCAGAAGAATGCTCCATCATTATTCGTGACGGCGTTTACGGCGTTATGGACGAGCTCTCCAAGTATTCATATGATCCGGCAAAGTATGAACAGCTTGTACGAGAACGGCGTGAATGGTCGGAGCGTGAACATCAGGATGTAGATGAAGATGGATGATAAAAGGAAGGCTGCGGAATCTGAGCGAAAAAAAGAGGCAGAGCGAAAGAGAGCAATTGATGCCTTAAACAGAATTATTTCAAGAGCGATGCAGGGCTTCCGTCCACCGGAAAACCTGACCGTTTCCGAATGGTCGGATAAGCATCGCGTGCTTTCGCCGGAAACATCCGCAGAACCTGGGCCGTGGCACACAAGCCGGACACCCTATCTGAAAGAACCAATGGACGCTTTTACGGATCCGAAAGTGCGACATGTGGTAATGGTGGCCGCGTCACAGGTCGGCAAGAGCGAAATGCTCAATAATATTATCGGGTATATCATCCACCAGGATCCGGGCTCTATCCTCCTGATTGAGCCTACTGTGACAGATGCGAAGGAGTATTCTAAACTTCGTATCTCTCCCATGATTCGTGACTGCTTTATTCTGCAGCGGCTCGTTACTCCATCGAAGAATAAAGATGGGAGCAACACCGTACTGCAAAAGAGCTATCCAGGCGGTATCCTTACCATGTGCGGATCCACCGAAGCCCATGCCCTGGCATCGAAGCCGATCAGATATGTGCTTGGCGATGAACGTGACCGCTGGGCAACATCAGCAGGCCGTGAAGGTGATCCGTGGTCGTTGGCTATGGCCCGCCAGACTACCTTTTATAACGCGAAATCCTTCGAGGTGTCTACTCCCACCATCAAAGGCGCGTCTGCTATAGAAAAAGCGTTTTATACCGGCACTCAGGAACGCTGGTGCACAAAATGCCCGCATTGCGGAGAATACCATAATATCAGGTGGTCGGACATTCGGTATGAGTACAGTGCAAAAGAAGTAAACGGAAAGAATGTTTTTGATGTAAAAACCGTTTATTATGTCTGCCCGGAATGCGGCGGTATTTCATATGAGCATCAAATGAAGCGCTCACCGGCAAAGTGGATTGCTGAGAATCCCGATGCTTATGAGAATGGTACACGTTCTTTCTGGCTTAACGCTTTCTGTTCTCCGTGGAAAAGCTGGGACAGTATTGTTCTGGAATACCTGGAAGCCCTGGGCGATATCGAAAAATTAAAAGTCAAATACAATACGTTATTTGGCGAACTGTGGGAGGATCGCGGCGGGCTTGAGGATGAAGATGCATTCCTTGCCAGGCGTGAAGAATACAAAGCAGAACTTCCGTCCGGTGTACTTGTGCTTACGGCTGGTGTCGACGTCCAGGATGACCGACTGGAATATGAGGTTGTCGGTTATGGACTGCGGAATGAAAGCTGGGGTATAAAACGTGGCCAGATCATGGGAAGGCCCGACGATCCACAGGTGTGGGAAACGCTCGACGATATTCTGAAACACGTTTACCGGTATGAAAGCGGAAAAGGGCTCCGGATCAGCATGACATTCGTTGATGATGGTGGGCATTTTACCCAGCAGGTCAGGCATGAATGCTCAAAGCGTATCGGGATGCGTGTATTTGACTGCAAGGGCTTTGCCGGTGACGGCAGGCCCTTTACTTCTCCTCCTAAAAAAGTCCAAATCATGCTACGCGGGCGCTACATCGGTACATGCTGGCAGTACCAATTGGGTGTCGATGCTGGAAAGCAGATGATTATGGATAATCTGAAGGTTCAGACACCCGGCCCCAGGTATTGCCACTTTCCTAAGAATGATGATTGCGGATATGGCCATGCCTTTTTTGTTGGCCTGCTTTCGGAACATCTTGTCTATAAAGAGCATAACCGCAATCCTTGGGTCTGGGAGAAGATTCCGGGCCATGAACGCAACGAGCCACTCGACTGCAGGAATTATTCACTCGCTGCTTTCAAGGCGCTGGCTCCTGATATGGATGCATTGCTGCGAAGAAGCAAAACTACAGCATCCGGCGCTGAAGCTAAGAAGCCCGCTCCGGCTATAAAAAAAGCTGCAAAACCGCGCTCCATCGAGCAGCGCATGAACAATTTTTTTGATTGGTGAGGTGATTGGCGATGGATAAAGCCACCGTACAGGAGCGGCTCACGTATTGGCGTGAACAACTCGGAAAACTGATGGATGCTTACGAGGCACTGATATCTGGCGGCGTAAAATCGTATCAGATTGATGATCGCCAGTTGACCCGCTTTGATATCCCTTCTCTCCGCAAGGCAATTGACGATGCTGAAGAAAAGGTTGACAAATATGAAGCCCTGTTGGAGGAAAAGAAGCCGCGTAAAGCTTTCAGCATCCTCCCGCGGGACTGGTAATCCTGGAATACCGCCGCGAGGCGTTATTCATATGGGCTGACGGCGGAGTTTTGTCTCCTTTCGCCGCTACAGCCCTATTTTTGTAAAGAATGGAGGTGGTAAAACGTGAGTTTCAGCCTGAACAATCTGGCTCGGCAGATGAATATGGCAGATATGCGGGAGATCAAAGCCAGCGGCTACAGCGAAGCGGGAGCCAGCACAACGCGCAGGGCGCTCAAAGGCTTCACTGCATCATCCAGCAGCCCCAACGAAGACATTAACTGGAATCAATACCGTCTGCGGCAGCGCGGGCGCATGCTTTATATGTCCAGTCCCGTGGCGGCGTCAGCCATCAAAACCAACCGCACAAAGATTGTCGGCGTTGGCCTGAATCTGAAAAGTAGCATTGATTATCAGTTCCTGCAAATGACACCTGAAGCCGCAAAGGACTGGCAGAAGAACACAGAACGTGAATTTGCTCTTTGGGCGAACAAGCGAGAAAACTGCGATGCAATCGGCATGAATAACTTTGCAGGAATCCAGCAGTTGGCGGCTATGAGTTGGCTGACGAATGGTGATGTTTTTGCCCTTTTCCAGCGTTACGATCCTACACCGCTCAACCCGTATTCCCTGCGTATTCATATGATCGAAGCTGACCGCGTAAGCACACCGAATGTCAGCAATCATGTTGTCGGAGGAATGAGCACGGATGGCATCAACAAAAAGACCGGCAATCGGATTTTTGATGGTGTCGAAGTCGATAAAAACGGCATGGTTGTAGCTTATCACATTTGCAATGTTTATCCAAGGCAGGCACTTCGTGAAATAGACAATGTGAAGTGGCAGCGTGTAATGGCTTATGGCAAACGAACCGGCCTCCCTAATATATTGCAGATCCTGGATGCGGAGCGGCCTGATCAGTATCGCGGCGTGACTTACCTCGCCCCGGTTATTGAAAGCCTGTTGAACATCAGCAGATATACGCAGTCTGAATTGATGGCCGCTTTGATTCAGAGTTTCTTTACTGCCTGGATTTATACGGAGACCAACCCGGCACAAATTCCAATCAATGAAGTTGGATACGGAGATGATGATTCTCCTGATAATCCTCCCGACAGTAACGCTTCTGATAACCCAAATGAATACGAAATGGGACCAGGTACAGTTATTCATTTGAAGGATGGAGAAAAGATCGCATTCGGCGAACCGAAAATTCCGTCTGCCGGATTCGATATTTTCTTCAAGACGATCTGCCGTGAAATTGGTGCTGCACTCGAAATTCCATACGATACGCTGCTGAAAGAATTTAACGCTTCTTATTCAGCATCCCGTGCGGCATTGATGGAAGCCTGGGAAGGATTCAAAATGCGGCGTGAATGGCTTGTGAATATGCTTTGCCAGCCTGTTTATGAAGTATGGCTTTCTGAGGCGGTGGCGCTCGGAAGAATCAATGCTCCTGGATTCTTTACGGATCCGCGTATCCGCGCTGCCTGGTGCTCTGCTCAATGGCTCGGCCCTGTTCAAGGGCAACTTGACCCCGTCAAAGAGGTTAAAGCGGACATTATGTCTGTGGCGCATGGGTATAAAACGCACCAGCAAGTCACCAGGGAGCATGGTGGTGGTGACTGGAACGAAAACGTGGAGCAGCTTGGGCCTGAGAATGAAGCATTGAAAAAAGCCGGAGGCATTGTAGGTGCTTCCGATGCGACAAATGGTTCTGGCGCTCCAACGGAAGGAGATGGTGGAAATGAGCAAAGCGAATAGAATCTTCCTTAAACGGCCTTGTTATACGCTTGCTGTTGTAGACGGAAAGAAAGCCGAACTGACCATGTATGGCGAAATCGTCGAAAGCCAGCCCGTTGACTGGTGGACGGGAGAACCGGTTGATGGTCAGTTTATTATTCTCAAAGATTTCCTGGCCGATTTGGAAACAATCGCCGATTGTGAAAGCATCATCATTCACCTTAACTCGGTGGGTGGCGATGCTTTTTCTGCAATGGCGATTCATAACCGGTTGCGTGAACTGAAAGCAGAAAAAACCTGCATCGTCGATGGTGTTGCCATGAGCGGCGGCAGCCTGATCATGTGCGCATGCGACACCGTAAAAGTCAACCCTTCCTCCATCGTGATGATCCACGATTGCTGGACCGTTGTGTGGGATCGCTTTAATGCCGTGTCTGCCCGGAAGATGGCAGATGAATTGAGCGTGATCGACAACAGCCAGGCTGAAATCTATGTCCGCAAGACCGGGAAAACCATGGAAGAAGTGAGGGCCATGATGGATAAGGACACTTACATGTCAGGCAGAGAAGCGGTTGAAAACAAGTTCGCTGATGAGTTGCTTGAGGATGAAGCCGATCCTGATATTGCCGTCAGCGCCGATCATCGCACGCTTTATGCCTGCGGCCACAGCATGCGCGTGGCAGCCATGGGCACTTTGCCCGATGGCATCAAAACAATCGAAACTGCACCCACAAGCAGCGTAGATATAAATTCGCCTGAAGCATCAGGCAAGAATGGAGGGAATAGCCCTATGACTCTTGAGGAATTCCGTCAACAGAATCCCGAAGCGGCTGCGGCCTTGCTTGCTGAAGCTCAGGCAGGTGTGAACACCGATGAAGCTGTGCAGGCTGAACGCCAGCGCCTTGCTGACATTGACGCCGTTGCCAGCCTTTTTGACCCTGAAACGGTCAATGCCGCGAAGTATTCCGAACCCTGCACGGCGCAGGAAATGTGCTACCGTGCCGCACAGAAAAGCGTGCAGCAGGGAACGGCTTTTATGGCTGCGCTCCAGGCTGACGCTAAGGACAGCGGTGCTGCTGGCGTTACTCCTGCCCCTGCTTCTGAAGAAGAAGACAAACCCATGACCAACGCTGATCTGGTGGCTGCTGGTGAAGCGGCTGCCAAAAAGGCGCTTGGCGAAAAGAAGGAGGCGTAAGCTATGGCTACTCGCGATCTGCATGAAAAGATCGGCAGCGTTGAATTTGAAAAGCTGTTTGCCGGTCTTGAACCCCCGGCCCTGGTACGCGGCGGCGTAATTCGCAAGCTTGGTACTGCTGGAACTCTCAAGCGCGGCACTCTTCTGGCGAAGTCTGGTGGTTCCGCTGGTGATGGTAAGCTGGTCATTTTCGGCACCGCTGCCGCCACCAACGAAACCCTGACCCCGGACTGCATCCTGACTGATGACATCGAAGTTGGTACCAGCGTCGATGAAAATGCTACCGTCTATATCTCCGGCTGCTTCAACGCTGACGCGTTGATTTTGGCAACCGGCGCTACTCTGACCGAAGCGGACAAAGATATCCTGCGTACCAAAGGGATCATCTTTGGCACCGTTCAGGAACCTTAACGAGGAGGGATGAAAGATGGCTCTCAACATTGATATCCTGAACACCTATTACATGATGGGCCTTTGGAAGGGCCTTTCTCCCGTGAACACTTTTTTCCGGGATCGCTATTTCCCCACCGAGCCGGGCGATATTTACGCAGCCGATAAGGTGCTGTGTGAATATCAGGACGGCGATGAAGGCATGGCTCCTTTCATGGTTGAACGTGCCGATCCTATTCCCGTGGCGCGTCAGGGCTATGAAATTCACGACTACGCGCCTACCAAGATCGCACAAAGCCGTCCGCTTACCATGGATGATCTGAAAAAACGCGGTTACGGCGAGGCTATCTTGTCTGAAAGTACCGAGGCTGAACGCGCCAACAAGCTGGTCATGGAAGATCTGGCCCTGCTGGAGCGGAGGTTTGTTCGCACTGAGGAATACCTGTGCGCTCAGACTATGCTTAACAACGGCTTTGAAGTTGATGAAATGATCGATGCCCAAACTGTGGGCAATAAGGCCAAAGTCCTTTATTATGATGCTACCAAGGGCAATGATGGTATCTACACCATTTCTTCTGGTGATCGCTGGACCACTAACACCGCTTGGAGCGTCATTGTTGGGCATGTTCGTGCTATGTGCCGCGCACTGTCCCGCCGTGGTCGGGGTCACACCGATTTGCTCGTTGGTCAGGATGTTGCCGATGTGCTTCTGGCTAATTCCGATTTTAATAAGCTGGTTGATAAGAACAGCGGCATCATCATCGCGTCCCCCATCGTGCAGGAGCTGACCAAATATGATGGCGTTTCCCTGCTTGGTATTGTCAATTTCGGCGGCTATCGCTTGAATGTGATCGTGGTAGATGAGCAGTATGCTGTTACTACTGAGCAGAACGGTGTCAAGACTACCACTTACTACAACTATTTCCCGGCAAAGGGCATCATGGTCACCTCTCCCGGCTGCGGTCATCTGATGTATGCGCATATTACGCATATTGATGATAATGGCATCTACAGCACCATCAAAGGCAAGCGTGTTCCTGACCTGTTCGTGGATCGCCGTCGCAAGACCCGTGAACTGATTCTGGAAAGCCGCCCCCTGGCTGCTCCCAAGAATTATTCTCCCTGGGTCTATGCTGCCAACGCCGTGTCCTAAGCACGACCCGAAAGGAGACAAACCATGCTGATTCATATTATTAACGGAGCCTACGGCTATCGTGAAAAGAAAGAAGATGGCCAGCTTGCTTGTACTGTAAAATCCGCTACTCGCAATGATCCTCCCATTGATGTGGATGATGATGAGGCGGTGCGGCTGGTAGAAAGCGGCATCGCTGAATATGCGGATCCTGATTATATCAGTGCGCTGGTTTCCGTTTCTGAAGCCGGAACTGAGGAAAACGCGTTCGACGAAAATACCGATGAGGATGCTTCTGAAAACGGTGAAATCGAAAATGACGATTTGACCGATGATGAAGACATTACTGTTTACACAACCGATATGAAAGCGGATGAACTGCGGGCTGCCATGCATGAACGCGGGCTGACTGTTCGTGCTGGTATGAAAAAGCAGGACATGGTGGATGCCCTCAACGGTACGGATGATTTTCCCGACCTGAATCCCCAGGATGTGATTGAGGAATGAGTTTCCGTGAATCAGTATTGCAGGATAACCTGGCCGTGTTCTCCAACGTGGACGAATTTGCCGATCTCCGAACGGTTGTTTATGACGGAGAGGAATATGAAGAAGTACCCGTCGTTATGACGCAGCTCAAAGAGAAAGACAGATCAGCAAATGTAAAGGATCACGCCCAGGGGTTGTATCTTGTTAATGCAATCGCTCATTTTCCTGCTGACAAGTTGGGGAATCACGTCCCGGAGAAGGGATGTAAGATTTCTATCACCGATGATGATGATTTCCCTCACACGTACTATGTAGCCCAATCCGGATGTGATCTCGGCATGGTACGGCTGGAATTGGAGGCTTACGATGAGTGAAGTCTATATACGCGAAGAAGCGGGCCTACATCTTGACAGAGCAAATAAATTACTGGCAGGGCTGAGCAACTTCGGCGGCAATGGCTCTGCGGCGTTTCATGCTGTTACATCGGCATTAAACAGGGCTGCCAAGTCTGCAAAATCGAAAGCCGGTAAATTTGCTTCTGAGCAATATGTTATTTCACAGGGCGGCTTCAAAGCGCATGTGCGAGACAAAATGTTTGTCAACGGTGGCGGTACCGGTGTTTCCGGCGTCAGGTTGGTATTCGCCGGGAGCGTTATAAAACTGATTGAATTCGGTACAAGATTTACCAAAGACGGCGGTGTAGCTGTTTCTGTAAAACGTGGTGGCGGAGGAACGCTCTCCCATGCTTTCATTCCTGAAAACATGGCGCTGGGTGTGTATGAGCGTGTTGGCTCCAGCCGTTTGCCTATTGAGCAGAAATACGGCCCGTCTGCCGCGCACATGATGATGGACGGAACTGTTACCAAAAATATGGAGGACGAAATCGTTACTGTCTTCAATGATCGTATCGAGCATGAGATTAATCGAATTCTGAACGGGTGGTGATGTTGTGAATTGGGTCGATCTTCTTCAAGCACTGGCCGATTTCATCGGTGAAAAAACCGCCGATTTAATCATGCCGACACGTGTTCAGACCAAAGACGAAGAGCAAAAGTATCGTGCTGCGGACGTTTATAAAATGCGGTTGCCGGATAGCAAGGAGGCAAAGAAAAAAGCGCCTTATGTCCTGATCCAGCTGATCACCGCAGCGGATGAACAGCCGGAGCGCGGGCAGGATGATAGTTACGCCGTCGTGCGTATCATCTGCTGCACTTATAATCCAGATGAGCAGGAGGGCGCTTTGCAGCTTCTGAACCTGGCGTCCCGCATCCGTATTAACCTGCTCAAAACTTGCGTCGTTGGCCCCAATAATGAATTTTGGCTGGATAAGACTGAAAAGCTGGAATTCATGGCCTACCCTGATGATACAGCTCCGTATTATGCAGGAGAAATGATCGGCACCTGGCACATACCGCCCGTGAAAAGGGAGGTTCAGCAAATATGGTAAAGAAGCCCAAGGCCGAAGCTGCCGAAGAAGCGGTGGAAGCCGTCGAAGAAGTTGAGAAAGCCGAGCCTGAAAAAGAGGACGGCTTTTTTGTTTACCTCGGCCCGTCCATTCGCGGCGTCATTCAGACCGCCAGCATCTACACCGGTACGCGGGCAGAGGTTGAACAGTTCCTTGCGGGTGCGATTGAACGCTTCCCGCGCATCAAGCAACTCCTGATCTCCGACAAAACGTTGCCGGAAGACAGGGTAAAAGTCAAGACACCCGGCAATCTGCTGAATGAAATCTACAAAAAGCTGGTTGCCGATGTGAAAAAGAAGGAGGGATAAACCATGGCCAATCATGGCGTATACGCTTTTGAGCGTGCGACCAGCATTTCCACCCCCGTCGTGGCTGCCACCGGCATTCCTTTTGTCGTTGGCGTAGCTCCCATTCAGGCCGCTGAAAACCCCGCTGCGGTGGGTGTTCCCGTCCTCTGCACCAGCTGGAACGAGTTCGTTGAAAAGCTGGGCTATTCCGAGGATTGGGATAATTACTCCCTGGCCGAATTTGGATACAGCCAGTTCGTGCTGTTCAATATGCAGCCCTGCATTTTCCTCAATCTGTTCGATCCCACCACTATGAAGGCTGCTAAGACTGCCGCAGATTACACCGTGAGTAATCATAAGGTGTCCCTGGGCAGCAAGGCGATCAACGATTCCGGCTTGGTGGTAAAGAAGAACAACGCCGCCATCACAAAGGGCACCGATTATGATGTCTATTTCAGTGACGGCGATATGATCGTTGAACTGCTGTCCACCGGCAGCGCCTACGATGCCACCACTCTGAATATCGCCTACAACGAGGCCGCCTTTACCAGCATCACCGCTGCCGCCGTAGCCACCGCTATGGATAAGGTTGAGTTGTGTATGAGCGTCCTGGGCGTGATCCCGGATATGATCTGCGCTCCCGGCTGGTCTGATAAGAGCGCCGTGGCTGCTGTGATGGCGTCCAAGGCTGGCGCGATCAATGGCTTGTTCCGGGCCAAGGCTCTGATCGATGTTCCCTGCGACAGCAGCGGCGCTGTGGAGTATTCCACTGTCGGCGCGAAAAAGAATCAGCTGTCCATGACCGACCCGAACGAAATCGTGTGCTGGCCCATGATCGGCCTTGGCGGGAAGAAGTATCACTTCTCCACTCAGCTGGCGGGCCTCATGGCGTCTGTGGACACCGAAAACCGCGCCCCCTATTGCAGTCCCTCCAATCACGGCATCAAGGCTGACAGCCTGGTTCTGGCCGATGGCACTGAGGTACTGCTGACTAAGGCCCAGGCCGACATCCTTAACAATGCCGGTATCGTAACGGGCCTGAATTTCATGGGCGGCTTTGTCTGCTGGGGCAATTACACCGCCTGCTACCCCACCAACACCGACGTGAAGGATTACTACATCCCGATCAGCCGGATGTTTGACTGGGTAGCCAATACCCTGATCAAGACCTTCTGGGGGCAGCTGGACAAGCCCATGACCCGGCGTCTGATTGACACCATCCTCGATTCCAGCAATATCTGGCTGAATGGGCTGGTTGGCAGCGGCTACCTGCTGGGTGCTCGCGTTGAGATGCTGGAGAGTGAAAACAGCCTGACCAACCTTATGGCGGGCATCATCAATCTCCACGTGTACCTGACCCCGCCTTCTCCCGCTCAGGAGATCGATTTCACCCTGGAATATGACGCCCGCTATGTGCAGGCGGCTCTCCAGGCGTAAGGAAGGAGTGAACTGACATGCTGCATCCTGAATCTATTGTCGATTTTGAAGTTTACGAGGATAGCGTAAACTTCGTGGGTATTGCTCAAGTGACGCTGCCCAACATCAACTATCTGACCCAGGACATTACCGGCGCTGGTATTTCCGGTACCGTTGAAGCCGTCCTGATCGGCATGATTGACAAGATGAATGCCACCTTCAATTTCCGCTCCGCCACCGAAGCCGCTGTGAAGTTGCTCAAGCCTGAAAAGCACCTGCTGGATCTGCGCGTTGCGGAGCAGCATTGGGATTCCGTTGGCACCCAGCGTACCATCCAGGCCGATAAGTATATCCTCGGCGTGATCCCGAAGAACTTCACCCCCGGCGATATCGTTCCCGCCACCACCAGCAACGCCAACGGCGAGTACAGCGTGTACTACTATGCGGCGTACAAGGATGGTAAGCAGATCTGGGAAATTGACCAGTTCAATTACATCTGCAAGATCGGCGGCGTGGACTATATGGCCGATGTGCGTAAGGCTCTCGGCAAGTAATCTGGACCAAATAGGGGGAAGGAGCAAATCCTTCCCCCCTTCGCTTTGAAAGGAGACAAGCACCATGGAAGAAATCAAAAATAACACGACGGAGCAGGACAAGGAATATGAAGTGGCAAAGGCCGAAGCCGAAGCCGACAAGTCCAACGTCGCATATATCCATTTTTTCAGAAAGCCCTTTGAATGGGAAGGAAAGGAATACAAAAGCCTTACCTTCGATTTTGACAAGCTCACCGGTGAAGACAGCCTGAGTATTGAGGCTGAATTGCAAGCCAAGGGTATCAGTGTGCTGGTGCCCGCTTTCTCCGGCCATTTCCTTATTCGGATGGCTGCCAGGGTTTGCAATGAGCGGCTTGGCGTTGATGCTTTCCAGAAGATGCCCATGCGGGAGTTCCTGCGCATCAGAACGAAGGCCAGAAATTTTTTGATGGAATCGGAGCAGTAGTAGGCGATGGCGGCAGCTGGATCAGGACACAGAGCATGATATTATCTGAAAACTGTCATACCCCTGTGAGCTTCTGGCTTAAGCTGCCGCTTTCTCAGCTGCCCCTTTGGATAGAAGACAATAACGCTATTATTCGTGAACGCATTGCTGAACGCGATAGACAGCGAAAACGAAGATAAAGGAGGGATGAAGCGTGGCTAAAGAGTACCAAATGGCATTCAGCATCGGTGCAAAGGTACAAAGCCAGTTTGGTGCTGCTTTTAAGAGCGCACAATCCAGCGTTGTAGCTTTACAAAGCAAGATTGAATCCCTCAATAAGCAGCAAGGAAATATTACGGCTTATCAGAAGACCCAGCAGGCAATTGAAAAGACGCGGGCCAAACTGCAGTTGTATCAGCAGCAGTATGCCAACCTGAAAGCTGAAATGGATAAGAGTGGAGAAGCGTCTGCTTCTATGAAAAATCAGCTTCTGGCAAAAGGGAAAGCGATTAGCGATAATTCCAAAAAACTCGCCGAGCAGGAATCCAGGCTGAACACCTACGGCCAGTCCTTAAATGCTGCTGGTATTGATACGAATAACCTTGCGAAGGAAAGTGAAAACCTGGCTGCCGAACTATCCAGCTTGAAGGCAGAACAGGAAAACGCGGCGCAGGGCGCTGAGGAAATGGGCCAGAGTATGGCAGACAGCGCCAGCGCCATCGCGGAAGTAGTAGCGGCTGCGGGCCTTATGAAAGTGTTTCAGGTAGGCGTACAAGCGCTGAAAGAATGCTCCGAAGCCGCCATCGAATATGAAAGTGCTATGGCTGGCGTAAAGCGTACTGTTGGCGGCAGCGATGCTTTCCTTCAGGGCCTGGGCGAAAGTTTCAAAAACCTCTCTACGGAAATCCCGATCAGCGCTGGAGAACTGGCGGGGATCGCCACCACAGCCGGTCAGTTGGGCATAGCACAGGAGAATGTGGAATCCTTCACTACCGTCATGGCTCAATTGGCTACAACCACGGATTTGTCGGCTGACAGCGCGGCCACAATGCTGGCTCAGTTTTCCAACATTACCGGCGTAACTGATTATGAACGCCTGGGCTCCGTGGTTGCCGATCTGGGCGATGCTACGGCCACCACCGCTTCCAAGGTTGTGGAGATGTCCCAGGGCATGGCTGCGTCTGCATCTCAGGCTGGTATGTCCTCCGTTGACATCCTGGGCATTTCTGCGGCTCTCGGTTCCTTGGGTATTGAAGCCCAAGCCGGATCCACGTCCATGTCCACCCTGATTTCCACCCTGTATAAAGCTGTTGAAACGGGCGATGGCCTGACGGAATTTGCATCCGTGGCCAACATGACCGCCGACCAATTCAAACGCGCCTGGGGAGAAAACGCCGTAGGCGCTATGGATGCCTTTATTCAGGGCTTGAACGATACGGAACGTAACGGAAAGTCTGCAATCGTGATTCTGGATGAATTGGGCATCACCAACGTGCGGCAGACAAAGGCCATCCTGGGCCTTGCCTCCGCTGGGAGCCTGCTGTCCAACACGATTAACCAGGCTGGCAATGCCTGGAATCAGAACACCGCGCTGGCAGCCAAAGCGTCTGTGATGTACGAAACCACGGAAGCAAAGCTGGCAATGCTGGGTAACGGGTTTAATAATCTGAAAATCGCTGTTGGCGATGCGTTCACGCCTATCATCGGTGGAGCGGCCAGCGCCCTGACGGATTTGATGAGGCCCGTCACTTCTTTCATCCAAAAGAATCCTGCCCTTGTCCGGGCGTTTACCGCTGCGGCTGCCGTTGTCGGCATTACTGCTGTTGCGGTTACGGGATACGCCGCAGCTATGCGTGTGGCCGCAAAAGCCCAGGCGCTGTTTACCGCTACCATCCCCGGCTTGAATATCGTCATGGGTATTGCTGCCGGACTTGCGGCTGTGACCGCTGGCGTGATCCTGCTGGCCGAAGCGTTCAAGAATGGTCAGCAGAGCATGGAAGAACTGGACGCCGAGTTTGATGATCTGAACGCAGATTTCAAAAAACAAAGTAATATTCGTTCTCTCTGTGCTGAATATAGGCAGTTGCAGCAGGAGTTGTATAAAACTGCCGGTGCCACCGAGGAGCTGTCTGGCATGGGCGGTGAAACCGTTACCGTTCACGTCACGGCTGAAATCGCCGAAGGCTTCAAGGAATTGTCCGTTAATGATTTTGTTGACGGCACAATCATTACTCTTACCGGCAAGGAAGATACTGAAGCCTTGCTGAAAGCTACGCAGTTCCTCCAGGGCGGCGAAAGCGGCTCCTGGATCCAATTGGATGCAAAAAAGGGCAGCCAGATCAGCTCTATGGAATTGATCAATGATCTGGTCAATAATGAAGCCATTATCAAGCTGTCCGGCGAAGCACAGCAGACGGTAGCAGCAGCCGGTTTCTTGAAACCCGGAGAGGATACTGTACCCCTGAAAGCTCTGCCTGAGAAGTTCCGTTCAACGGAATTTATCAGCGATGCTGCAGCAAACGGTGAAATCCAGATTGCCCTTACTCCCGGCGTAGCCAGCACACTCGACCAGTATAAGCTGCTCCAGGATTCCACGGTGAAGCTAAGCGC